CGAAGAGCCCGCCAAGCGCGGGCTTTTTGATTCCATATCGCTGCACATTCAGGGATGTGAACGCTGCGCTGAGGTAGCTAGCAAATTCCCCGCCACTGCGGGAAACGAGATGCGAGGCAGAGGCGGTAGTGCACCGGGCAGCGTGAGCCCGCCGCCGGCACCTTCAAGGGCCTGGGACCGCCCTCGCAGTAAATCAGGACGATGGCTAGCTCCCCCGCTTCATGCGGCGGGCCTCCCAAGGCAGAATGAAGGTGCCGGACCAGATGCCGCGCTTGTGGCGCTTGGCTTCTGCCTGCTGAGGCTGGTAGCGGTTCCGCGAATACTTCGGCCAGTCCAAGGCTTGACCGGCCAAGACCATCGCGGCGTTCACTTCGACGCCGGCATTCGTCCAACATATCGCGACAACGCGGCCGTATCGATCCGTATCCATCTGCCTGCATCTCGTAGGGCGTGACGCGGCAAGCAATTCGTCAAGAGCCTCGGCAGCGCGAGCGCCGCAGCGATAGAGTTTGCCGCCTGCATCATGGCACGTCTGCCAGCTTTCAGGGGCATCCACGCCGTCGAGACGGATGCGCACCTTGCCAATATCGATCGTGTCCCCGTCCACCACATCGGCCCTGCCCACGATGTTTTCCGCCATGGCTGGCGCGGTGAGCAGGAGCTGGGCGGTGAGGAAGAGTTTCACCCGGCGAGGATAGCACATGCTGAATCGACGTGCATTCTTCGGAGCGAGCGCAGGAGCCGCCGTTGCCGGGCCGAAGATTGCAGCCCAAGCTGCGATGGCTGTCCACCGGGCAGCGCCTCCGATGGCGTCCCCGATGGGGTACCATGGTGCGATTGCGCATGGCCTTGGGTGCGCCCAGGCCCCGGCTGATGCCGTAGCATTCGCGAAGCAACGTCTCGACAAGCTTCGCGGGAAGTCGACTGCTCAGAAAGAGCACGAGCGAACTCGACATTCGCAGGGCATCTACGAAGAGGTCAGCACTCTTCGCTCCGTCGCGCCATGGATGCGCGCTCGGATGATCAGCGATCGACAGTACGACTTCTACCAGCGTCAGGAGGAACGCAGCCTTCTCGGCGTTATTGAAGGCTGGCTTGAAGGCTGAGCCATGCCCCGCAAACCGAAGCCAGTGATCTTCATTTGCGCGATCTGCGGGATCAAGGCGACTGAGGCCGTTCTCTGCACCCGCGATGACTGCATGACGCCAATCACGGTGCATTGCGCCGCATCGAACAGGAAGCAGTGAGCGATATGCGTGAATACGTGATCCGCCCGCGTTCGGCAGACGTCACGACGGAACCGGACGGCGAGAACTATCTCTCCCGCACCGTATTCGAGACTGAGGAACTGGTCGAAATCGGCGTTCGCGATGCGGACGGCAACAAGATCATGGCGCGCCGCAAGATGGACCCGATCGGCTTCATCCGCCATCGCGAGTAGGTAGAGGCACGACATGGCAGACGCACTCGCCCCGACTTCGTTCAGCATCGCTGATATCTACGCCGCGCTCGGCATTCCTATGAACGGGGATGACGAGTCCTACTGGAACGGCCGCCAGCAGCAGGGCGTATCGCAGGAGAACGTCTCCACCGCACTCCCGGCGATCAATTCGCAGTTCCAGCAGCTTCTTGGCCGCGACATGCAGGCCGGCGTTGCGCAGCACCTCGATCCGATCCTCCAGAACCAGGGCATGCAGGCCGTCAGGCAGAACATCGCCGGCACCGACGAATACCTCAACCGCATGCTGAACAATCCGGGCCAGACGAACGTACCGGCATGGCAGCAGGCGGCGCGTCAGGGGACGATGCATCAGGCCATGATGCCGGGCAGCTTCTGGGACTACAGCAATCCGCTGTTGAGCAATCCCGCTGAGGCCGCGAACATCATGGGCTTCAAGGACGGCTCAATCAGCCAGATGCTCATGGACGCCTTCACCGATCCGGAGTCCGATCTGCTCAAGGAACTGCTCGGGACGAAGAAGGACGAGAAGGAGTCCAAGGGCGGCGGCCCGCAGGGAAATCGCTTCGCGCCCAACCCGGAAGGCGAAACCTTCTTCGAGCGCGTGCGCGGGTACTGAAACCCGCAATCATCATCGCAGGGATAGCGCGACGGCGCGAAAACTGGCCCGCACCAGCCAGCTTCCCTGCGGTCCTCAATGGTGCTGATAGGTGCAGGAATGAAATATCAGGTTCTCCGGTCGATGGTGAACGCGCCGCGCGACGGCACGTTGTTCATTGCGATGCACGAGAATATTTGCCTTCAGGACGTGGTTTACTGCGGCGAGCATAATGGTGAGCAGTGGTGGTTCGACGCGACGAGCCTTCGGCCATTGGTGAGGTGTTGCGAGAATTTTTTTGTGGAATGGTCCCCGCTAGGGGAAGGCATGACCCCTCCCTTTCGGGCCGCAGTTCGCGCGGAACCAGATCAGTATTTATCGCAAGTCAGAGACGAATGGAGCGAGGCGCGGCTCTCTGAGTTCGAGAGGTGCGTTTTCGAACTTCTCTCGCATGCTCCAGCGCCCGCGATCGAAGCCTGACGCCTTACCGGAGACCGGCAACTCCTTGGCTGCTGCCAGCCGTCAGTGGACTAGCCTCTGATCGCGATGGAAGACATCACCGTGGGCCGGCTTCCGGCGCCTTCGGGCAGGTCATTTGTACCACGGTCAATCAGGGGAATATGGCGACCAACAACCAGTGCGCGTTTGCGGACGCGTGACGGGCTGCACAAGGGCAGCGGTGCGTCCGCTGTAAGTACACATGACCAAAGCCGAGGAATGGGAAAACGAACTGACGCCGAAACAGCGCGCATTCGTTCGTGAATACCTCATCGATCTCAATGCCACGCAGGCTGCAATTCGGGCCGGGTACGCTGAGTTAAGTGCCTCAGCCGAAGGATCACGGTTGCTAGCAAATGTTAAGGTTGCGGCGGCTGTTGAGGCTGCGATGAAATCGCGTGCCGAGCGCACAGACATCACGGCCGATCGTGTTCTCAAGGAGCTTGCCAAGATCGGTTTTGCCGACATTCGCCGGGCGGTGAAGTGGCAGAGCGCCATGATTACCGAAGAGGACAATCCTGACGGTGGCGACATCGCGGTGATCAAGACCGTCGTGACGAACACGGTCCAGATGGTCGCCAGCGAAGAACTGGATGACGAAACGGCTGCTGCCATAGCCGAAGTCAGCCAGAACACAACGGGCGGCGTCAAGATCAAGCTGCACGACAAGCGGGCGGCGCTGGTCGATATCGGCCGGCATCTCGGCATGTTCAAGGACAGGGTCGAGCATTCCGGCCCCAACGGCGGTCCTATTGAAATGCGCGAAGTCTCCGATCTGGACCGCGCCAAGGCCATGGCATTCCTCGCCTCGAAGGCCAAGCGAGAAGTATCCGGTAAGGCCTGAGCCCTGTGGACGGGTTTGCTGACCTGAAAGCGCTTCTGGCTGAGATGTCGCCAGAGGATAAGGCGGACCTCGACAAGACGCTTGAGAAGGAGTTGTCGCAAAAGTGGTTGCCGCAACCGGGGCCTCAGACTGAAGCGTTTTTCTCCGAGGCCGATCTCCTGCTCTATGGCGGAGCGGCGGGCGGCGGCAAATCCGACCTTCTGTGCGGCCTTGCGCTGACGCAGCATCGTCGTTCGGTTATTTTCCGCCGGCAATCGACAGATCTGGAGGGCTTCTGGGATCGTCTGCTGGAAATCAGCCCGAACAACGCCAAGTCGGACAGCAACAAGAAGCGCCTCGTTACAGACGACAACCGGCTAATCGAGTGCGGGCATCTGGAGAACCCCGGCTCTGAACTGTCGTGGCAAGGCAGGCCGCATGACTTCATCGGCTTTGACGAGGGGGCGCAGCTTACCGCGTACAAGGTCAACTTCGTCCTGGGTTGGCTCCGGTCGGCTGATGGGGTGCGATGCAGGGCTGTTATAGGCTCCAACCCGCCGATCGGCGGCGATGGTCAATGGCTGGTTGAATGGTTCGCGCCTTGGCTTGATCCGGCATTCCCGAATCCTGCGGAGCCCGGTGAGCTGCGGTGGGCGATCACGGTAGGTGACAGAAGCGAAATCCGCACCGTATGGGTGGATGGCCCCGGCAAGCATGTGATCGACGGCGTCGAGTACGAGGCGCTGTCGCGCACGTTCATCCCGTCCAAGCTTGATGACAATCTCTACCTTCGGGACACCGGCTATCGCGCGCAGATCAATGCGATGCCTGAGCCGCTTCGGTCTCAACTCCTGCATGGCGACTTCATGGCCGGGAGGGAGGATGACCCGTATCAGGTCATACCGACCGACTGGCTGCTGTTGGCGCACGACAGATGGCGCAGGAATCAAGGCAGAGAACGACCGAAGATGCTCTGCCTTGGCGTCGATGTGGCGCAGGGCGGGGGCGATGCTACGGTGCTCGCGCCCCTGCACGGCGTCCGGTTTGAGGCTCTTGTGCGCGAAAAGGGAAAGAATACGCCGGATGGTCCCTCCGTCGCTCTGATGGTGCTCAACACGCGGCGTGACGATTGTCTGATCGCGATCGATCTGACTGGTGGGTGGGGAGGATCGGCGCGCGATCATCTGAAGACGCACCATCGAATAGATGCTGAGCCGTTTGTGGCGTCAGAAGGCACCGCAGCCAAGACAAGAGATCAGAAACTCGAATTTCTGAATTTGCGCGCTGAAAGCTGGTGGCGGCTGCGTGAAGACCTCGATCCCTCCAATGATCCGGTGATCGAAATACCGCCGGATGTGCGCCTGCAGGCGCAATTGACCGCGCCGAAATGGAAACTGCGCGGCGTCAAGATTCAGGTTGAGGCGAAGGAAGATATCAAGAAGCGCCTCGGGTCATCCACCGATGAAGCCGACGCGCTGATCATGGCGTGGTTCTTTCGTGAACGTGCCGCCGGCTCGAAGATCGTTCTCCCCGCCCGCAAGCCTCTCTCGATCGTCTG